CGATGCTAGATAGCAGTGTCGATCTGATCTTGACCAGCATCCCGTTCTCTACTCAGTACGAGTACAGCCCATCGTTCCGCGATTTCGGGCACTCTGAGGACAATGACCACTTCTGGGCACAGATGGACTTTTTGATTCCTGAACTTTTTCGCGTTCTGTCACCCGGCCGCGTCGCCGCAATTCACGTCAAGGACCGCATCACGCCCAGCGGGATGACAGGCATGGGATTTCAGACCGTCTATCGTTTCTCCGATGCCTGCGCACATGCTTTCGAGAAACACGGATTCGGTTTTCTTGCCCGCAAGACCATCGTGACCGATGTTGTGCGCGAGAACAATCAAACCTATCGCCTGGGATGGACAGAGCAATGCAAAGACGGAAGCCGCATGGGCGCGGGGATGCCAGAGTATCTCCTGATATTCCGCAAGCCTCCTACTGACACGAGCAATGGGTACGCCGACAAGCCTGTGGTGAAGAGCAAGAAGAGCTATTCGCGCTCACGTTGGCAGATTGACGCTCACGGTTTTATGCGGTCAAACGGAAACCGTTCAATCACGCCGCAGGACTTTGAAGGGATACCGCATGATCGAATCTTCAAATTGTTTCGTCAGGACTCCATGCGCCAGGTCTACGACTATTTCGCGCACGTCGGACTGAGCGAGAGTCTGGAGCAATGCAAGGAATGCGGTCACATCCACATCGGAGACCGGAAGTGCGGACAATGCCCATGCAAGATTGCTGGGAGCCGCTTGCCGGCGACGTTCATGCTTCTGCAGCCGCAGAGTTGGAGTCCTGATGTCTGGACCGATATTGCGCGGATGCGGACGCTCAACATGCAGCAGCAGGCCACCGGGCACGACCAGCATCTTTGCCCGATGCAAGAGGACATTGCAAAGCGGGCAATTGAGCAGTTCTCAATGCCGGGAGAAACGGTATTCGACCCGTTCGTTGGAATCGGCACCGTGGCCATGCACGCGGTCAAGATGGGGCGCAAAGGCCTGGGCGTGGAACTGTCTGAGGCATACTTTGCCGATGCGCTGCGGTACATGAAGGCAGCAGAGGTCGGAATGAACACGCCAACGCTCTTTGACTTGCTTGCAGATGATCAGGAAGAAATCAGCAGTTTCAAGATGAACAGCGTCGATGGGCCTGACGAAGAAGAGAACGCCGCATTCCATGCTCTCCCTAATTCCAACTGGTAATCCAACACCCCGCAGGACTCAATCGAGTTTCTGCGGGGTTACGTCTTTCTCCCAATCAAACCGCGCTGGCATCAAAATCCCTTGTTCTGTCCCGCCCTCGTGCTTTGTGAACGTGATGATTCGTCCCTTGCTGCCCGGCTTCAACTGCCCATAAGCTCCCAGCAGATTCCCGGTGATGATCTTGGCGCGCTGCCGAGTGTCGCTTAGATAGTCCTGAAACAGTTCAGCAATATCCGCATTGCGTCCAAGGTTCGACAGCGTGATCTTCTTGATCTGCGAGCCAGGTACGCGCACCTCGCGCAAAGGCCCGTTGACCGCAATGTAGAACTTCAGCGAGCTGGGCGCGTAGGGGTTTCCGCTCACCTTCTTGCGGCTGCGAATGTCGTAGATGATGCCATTATAGGTGTCGCCGTTGATTTCGATTCTGAGTCCTGTCCCCATTCGGAAGTCGTTCAGGATCGTCCGCGACCATTCCCTTATTTTCTGCGCCCGGTCAAATATATGTGGGGCTTCCACGCCCTCAATGTACGGCTTGAATAAGCCTTCAAGGTGCGCGCTCAAGGTCCGCGCATGGTACGTGTCCCGCTGCCACGGCTCGTACTTCATGAGATCAGGACCATAAGTCTGTGCAATCAGATCTTCTACCTCTTCAGGAGTGTAGGACTTGCCTTGACGCTTGATTGAGTAGGTACCGAAGATGGCGTCTTCCCCGAATGGCGATGAGGGGTCAGACCCTACATAAATGACATGGCTGGTCTTCTGCTCTGCATCGAAGTCGTAAGTTTTGGGTTCAAGGTCGTTCTGCCCGGTTTCGTCGAGGTATGCGATATAGTCCGTGTAGCTCTCGGTGATCGTCTCCATGAACTCGCGCTGCTCTTTGACAGGCAAGAGTGCGGAGCGTCCTGTTGCCGTGCGTGCCAGGTCCTCCTCTGGGGTTCCGCCCTCCTCTTCCGACTTGTCCATCGTCAGACCCATGAGCCGCGCAATCTGCTCGTTCTCGTGCAGCCATTCCGCCACGATCTTGTCTCCGTACTTGTTCATCATGTCCGGCGCTTCAATCGACATGGCCGACCGGGTATTGCTCGACGTATTGGCGTTCAGGCTCTTCAGTTTCTTGGCAAGGCTGATGGCTGGGCGAATCTCTGCGGGGATGGCCAGGGAGAGCATCGTGTACCGCGGAAGGACCATCTGGCCGGTCCTGTTGCTGCGTCCCAAAATCTGCATGAACACGTTGACGTCGCCGGCCGGTTGCGCGACGATCATGTGCCGCTGTTGCTGGTCTTTGAACTTATCGGAAGCGTGAAGGCTGATTCCCGTCGAGCCTGCCTGATTCAGGATGAGGCAATCGACACCGCCATTGTTGAACAGGCTCCCCGTCTGAACGCGGTCCTTGCGCTCGCTGGCCGGGACCGAAGACAAGACCGGGACGGGACCCGCGTAGTTGATTCGGTAGGAGCGGCCGGTAATCTCTGCCACGGTAAAGCCAGCTTGCGTGATGCGAGTCCTTATCCAATCGATCGGCGACACCGGAAGCGTCACGGCAAGGTTATCAAGCAGCCTCTCAGCTTCCCGGTACTTCGCTTCTGTCTCGACGTACAGCCGATGGCGCGGGAACTCTTGACGGTCATTGCCCATCGGCGTCTTTACGGTGTAGTGAAGAGTCCTGTCGAGTGCCCGTCTGAGGATGGTGGACCACGAAAGCTTATCAAGCAATTCGCCCTCTGTCAGGTTCTCAGCGCTCACGTAGCTATCGAGGAATGCTCCCATCGTGCTCTCAAGGGCGACAATCGGCTTTTCCCCGCGTCCGAGCGCTTCGATGGCGCAATCCGCCGCGGCGTCCGACTTCAAGGCCAGGAGGAACTGCTTCACGATGTTGTGGACGATGGCGCTGAACTTGTGATGGTAGATCTTGATGCTCCGCTTCTTGTACTGGAGGCGCAATGTCTCGAAATCCTCTTGGTGGTAGGCCATGTCCGCTTTGAAGATGGCGCGCAAGACTTCCGTCACATCGTCGCAAATCTGCTCTTGATAAAGCTGATTCCGGTCGTCAATGAAGTTCAGTATGCTGATGCCTTCAAAGGAGCGCTCCCGCCGCACAAGCTGGCCGGTCTGGGCAAGCTGATGGCTCACGACGGTCTGTAGGGGTGGACCGCCGGCTCGGATGGCGTCAGAGACGCGCTGGTTGTCGGGAATGGCAATCGAAATGTCTGTCTTAGTGGCGTAGAGCGTCATGTTGTCTGGCCTCTTTGCCCATGTTGCCGACAGGAACATCACGCCGTGCGCCGCGGGCAGCACCTCTTGGAAGAACGCTCCTGTGTTTGAGTCGTAGCCACCGGCGTTGTGGGACTCGTCAAGGATAAAGACAGCTTTCCGCGCCAACTTCGCAAGGGCCTCCTGTTGGATATTGATCGTGTTGATCTGCGAGTACGTCAGGTAGACGGCATTGCGCGCGCGCGGCAGTTCTCCGGACTCGGATATGCGGGTCAGGACCCCCTTCATGCTGCTCTTGTTGGAGAAGATTTTGCGTCCTGTTGTCTGTTCGGTTATCGACGCCCCGGCATTGAAGAGCAGCGGCCAGACGCTCGGACCGAAGCCGATGTCGTCAAGGTCGCGCTGAAAGTCAGTAAAAAGCGTGTCTGAATAGGTGACGAAGATCGGCAAAAGGCCGTGGAGGATCGTCCACCGGCATACGGCCGCCGCTACCCTTCCCTTTCCAACGCCGGTTTGATCGGAATTTATTAAGGCCTTTTGTTTCCTGATCTGCCAGATGGCCAGGGCAATCGAATCGACCTGGAGGCCCATGAAGTAGCTCTGCATCTCCTTGACGGAGGGATACTCCATCTCGCGGGCCACGAACTCATCCAAGTCGCCAACTTCTGACCGGACGCGCTCCATAGCCTCCCGCATCGGCTCTTTCATCGACCGCGGGCACATCACCGCTTCGTCCTGTAGGCTGGAAAGTGAGGTGTACACCTCTTGATAAGCGTTCAGATTCTCGACAGGACGCTGAATCCGAGTCCTGCGGTTGAGTAGCAATAGGCGGGTTGATAAGTCGATCATCCTTGCATTATAAACCGTTTTTTGATCCACTTTAGGATATTTATCAAATAAAGAGGCCAGCCCCGAAAGACTGACCTCTTTATGCTCTGGCTACTCCGATCCTCCTGTTGTTGAATTTGACTCCTAAACTCATCTCAAAAGATAACCGCCGACTTGGGCTCCGAAGAGAATGTCGCTCTTCAAGACGCACGGAAGGGTTGGGTGCAGTGTGCATTGGGCCAACTTCTGCTCAAGTTGCACCGCAGTGGTCGTGAACTGCGCCCCGTTGGCTAGCATGATAGTTACGTTCGGACTGGCCATAATGCCATTGGCAGTTTTGATGGCTGTGTCCAAGTCGTCTCCTGTGGCCGTGTAGCTGGATATGAGGGGCTGCAATTGCGCCATGAGGTCGTTGGCCGTCCGAGCGTCTACCGTGAGCGTCTGAATGGCCCCGGTGGCCGCTGTGAGCGTGCCAGTGGCGGCGTGCGCGGTTCCTGCGAGTGAATCTGCTGTGCTGGAGAGATGAACCGCCGCCGTACCGAACTGATCCATTGCCGCAGTAACGTGCGGAGCCGTGTTGCGCTCTATCAACTGAGTGCGCACGATAGCATCTCCGGCGTCAATTGCCGTCTTGTTGATCTGCGCCAGAGTACCGCAAGCGTCGGGTCCTGATGCTCCTTTGCATGGCCGGTTGATATGGTCAAGCACTGCGTCTGTCTTGCCAGCGGTCGGCGCGGCGGCTCCCCACCGGTCCACAGCGATGATGAGGTGCCTAGTGAAGCCGCACGCGCCCCAAACAGAAAGCGCCGCGAGAGTGATGGCTCCCGCGGCGATTGCGACTTTGATGGTAGTGTTCATGTCAGGCCGTGGCGGCCGGAGTTCCATCAGTCGGCAACGCTCCAAGCAGCGCTTGGATTTCCTTCAGCACCAACTGAATATTGGCTTGAGTTGTCGAATTCTTAAAGCCACCCAAAGAAAGCAGATCGGTCAGGTCGGATTCGATACCGGCAATCACGGCTGTGAGCGTCGGTGTGGCACCAATGGCAGTGATGAGCCCTTGGGCGGCTACGAGTTTCTGCTCAACGGTATTCAGCAGATTGGTTACTGCGGAACCCGCCGCCGCGCCCGACTCGATAGTGAATGCTGTTTCGATCAGCGGAGCAACGAATTGGAGGACAGTCGAAGCGACAGCGGCCACACTGGGTGCTTTGCTCCAGAGATTCGCAAGTTCCTTCTCGAACTTGCTGGCGAAGGATTCGACATCCTTGATGATAGTGCTGAAAATGCTCATGGTGTCTTGCGCCTCCTTGGCGCTACTTGGAAGCGTCACCGGGAAAGGTGGCGCCAGGGTTGTTGATTGTGGCGTTGGGTCCTGTGGAGTTGCTGGTTGCACTTGCGTGACCGGCAAAGGCTCCGAGGGCTCCGCTGACAAGGTTGGAGGCAATGGCAAGCACTGCGAGGACGATGTTTGCCGGAGATGGAGCAAAGAGGCAAGCCAGTGCAAGAATAACCCCCAGAACTGCGAGTAGAACTGCCCAGAATGGCTCGGGAATCTTCATAGCGTTCCCTTCCCGCTGCAAACGCAGCACTTCAAATGCTCTTTCAATGACTCTCGATGCCCGACCTCGACCCATCCGGAGCCATCGCATAGAGAGCATACACGCCGCGAAAACAGACTTTTAATAAACTGAATCATCTTGAAATCAGGATACACCAGATGTGGATTGCTTCACGGCAGAATCGTAGGCTTTCTGCAAATCGGAGCAATAGCGGATGACTCCCGCCGGCGGGTTGGCTGTCTTGTGGCCGAGATTCCAAATCTGACCGATCTCAGTCAAGTTCTTGGGCTCGAAGTGCGCCACGTAGGAATTGAAGTGGCTCACAAATGAACGTGCGCAGTCGTCAAGGCTGGTTTCGAGTTCGGCAGGAGTAAAGCCTGGGCAGTTGATCAGCATGGTCTGCCATGGGCCAAAGCTGGAGGCCCCATCGCGGCTGTATTGCGCCACGAGCGCACGCTGATCAGGACTCGAAGCCCATACTGAACCACCTACGTCGTATGCGGGTTCATGCCGCGGCCCGCAGTCATGGCCAGTGCTGCTCTCGTTTGAAGCTAGCGCGGCCATGACGCGTTCACCGTCGAGTTCTGTCGGGACTTTCAAGAGCGGCCCATACTTTGCACACGCGGCCAGGACGTCTATCTTTGGAAAACTGTTCATGTTACCTCATAAATCATCGGGTTGCGGAAGATCGTGGCCGTGATCCATTTCATCTCCGAAACATCAGCGTAATTCCGGCGCCGATCAAGGTTCCGATGAGCGTGAATGCTGATGCGATGCCAGACAGATAAACCTTCCACGACTCCAGCCGGGTGACTCTTTTCCCAAGCTCAGGGAGGTCTTTGGTCCTGTCAACGAGTAGCGCCAGGGTCGTCGTCATCTCTTTGAGCGTGATACTGTGCTCTTCAAGGAGTCTTGTCTGCGAGTTCTCCCGCTCTTTGGCGAGTGCGTCGCGCTCTTTAGTCAAGCGCTCAATGTCCTTTTGGAGTGCATTCACCCCGTCGAATTGACTTACGTTCGTCCTGCGCTCAGCCATTGATTCCCCGCTCTCAGAGATCCGTTTAGTAGCCGTCTACGCTCCACCAGACCCCATTACCGCCCGTGGAAGATACCCAGTCATACATCGTGGTGGTTGAGATTCCAGTGCATCCATGAGATGCGTTGATGACCGCCGCATGTTGGACGCTAGAACCAGTAGAAAAGTCGTCGGCCATCCCGGAAGGAACGATTGAAGCTAAAGTTGTGAATGACTTCGGGAATGTAATTGCGTTGCAGCTTGTAGTCTCTCCGCTCAAATGCCCCCACTGATGTATGTGCCCAGTGGGATCTTGTGTCCAGCATCCCGCCGAATTGCAAGCCCCAAGGCTCGAAGTCCATCCGTTCGTAACTGTTCCGCCCGTCACTGCGGACACTCGGCCCTGCGCATCGGTAGTCACTGAAACGGGGTAGCTGTAGGTTCCAGGAGTTCCTGTCGATGGGAGCCCCACATTCGTCTTTCCGATGCCGTTTGTAGCGGCTATAGTGCTGTCGAAGTTCAGGACCGGCTGCTGAGTGAGTGGGGTGCCAGCCGCTTGGATGGTCTGGTAGTAGACGGTTGCCGGCGTGGGAAGCGCATTGCACAGAGCATTGCCGTTGGCTGCGATACCGTAGGAAAAGTACGAGGCTGGATTGCAGGCTGTCGGAGTGGCTGCCAATGCGCTGGCCGTACTTGCATTGCCAACAAAACCGAATGCGTCAGTGAGCGCCCCGGTCATTGTTCCGCCCTTTGACCAGTCGTCCACCAAAGCAACGTCATTGACAAAGAATGTCCCGTAGGATGAGGAAATCAGGACTCCGTAATGCCCAACTGCGGCACAGAAGAAGTAGTTTCCGCCAGCATCAGATGTAAACGGATTTGTTGGGGTTGCTGTGCTGAGCGCTGTAGACGTGTATATGCTGACCTTGTTCGCCACGCAATTTGATGCGGTCGAACCCGGTGTGCATAGCGCAATGGTGGCGTATGGAATCGGCGCGATAACTCCGTTTGAGATGGTCTGTGCGACATTGTTCAGACAAACTCCTATTGGAGCCTGAGCGATGGCGAAGGCCGCGCATAGCCAGAGAGCGGTGAGTGCGATGATGCGCTTTACTGATCGATTCACAGGGCCTCCGGAGACTTCACCAACTGCGGGCCAGCCACTACGGCCTCTTGCGGTTTCGAGTCCTGATTCGGTGCCTGTTGCTCAATGCGCCCGACGATCTGCGTCGAGATGATCTTTCGGCACTCCGGATTCCCGCAGAAGATGATGGCGCCGATCATGCCGCCAGGAAATATCTGGTTCATGATCGAGAGCCGGGCCGGATCGTCTGCGCAATACGGGCAGGCTGGCAGCATAACAGGAGTCACAATAGCGGTTTCGTTCGGTTCGTAGGGCGTTTCCATAGTGTTTCCTCCAAAGCGATTGTAACGCACCGTCAATAGCGGTAGAAGGCCAGATGCGTGGCCGTGGGCGGTGGCGCAATGGTGTAGGTGATCGTTGCGCCGCTCAATGTGAAGTCAACGCCGCCCGGCTTCAAGACTTGCCATCCACGGTATAGGCGAAGGCTGGCAGCCGGGTTCGGAGCTTGTGGGAGCGTAAAGACCTTGTTGGTCCCGTTCAATGTTCCGGTTGGGGTAATCCAGTCGGCAAAGTTTGGCGCCGTCCCGCTTCCGGCATAGGTTCCCCACGCCAGGAATGACGCGCTTCCGATCGGCACCGACGGGATGATGGTGTTCCCGTCGAGGATGTAGTAATCTTTGCTGCCCTCCGCAAACACTGAATCGAGCAGACACCGCGCTGGCTTGAAAAAGTTGATGATTGTGGACATGTAGTCGAGTTGCGCTGGGGACGCCCCCATGCTTTGAAACATCCCGTTACGGTAGAGTTCAATGGATATCGGAGCATGGGGGAGTACCAGATTCGACCCTGAGACGGTGGGTACAACGGCGTCGAAGTAGAGCGGAGTCCCGTCCGTGGCCTTGCGCAACAGGACGCATAAAGAAGAGTTCATCGCAGGAGAGAAGGTTGTAGTGAGTCCTATTCCCGACACGGTGTAATTGGTGGATGGCAGGAGAATGCCGTTGTAGAAGACGCGCAGAGAGTTTCCTACCGGAACAGCGGGAAGGTTGAAAGACCGATTGACGCCGTTTATAACTCCTATCGGCGCTTGTCCTGATCCGTTCACCCCCACGCGGAAGACGGCCCATCCTTGATTGGGCGGATAAGCAGATCCCCCCCACGACGCCTGCCCCTCATAGCAGGTCGCAGTGAATCCACACAGTGCGAGAGCTTGGACTATTGCGCCCGGTGTGCCCATGATCTTGTGAAGTGGCAATGCGTTTTGAATGATAGCCTGCGGCGTGGCGCCCAAAGTCTGCATCGGGACGCTGGGAACCATCATGTCGAGTTCCCATATCAAGTAGGGCAAGATGGATGCCGGGAGATTGTTTCCTAGAGTCCTGAGGAGTAAAGGCGTAAGGTCAAGAGACTCAAGGCGCGCAGAAATTTGCATGTGCGCCTGGGTCCGGAGGTCATTGATCGATGATGCGGGCCTGAGATTGTTTGCCATGTTGCTCGGGCCCTCCTATGGCCTTTTCGTGCTTAATTCACCACGCCCGCGAGGGCACTTGCTTGTCTACTCCCAGTACGAGCCGTTGATGTAGATGTTGCCAGTGAGCGCCGTCCATCCTGGAATGTACAAATTTGGGGGTGACGACAAGCAACCTACATTTGTAAAGGTTCCAAGCGAAGAGCTTGCCGCGGTGCACATTACATTACTAGCCGCCGCTGGGGTGCTAGGAAGCGATGTCAGATAACTATTTACTCCAGTGGATGTGCCTGTGGCCAAGGTGATAAGAACCGTGAAGAACACGAGGTGGTTTCCAGAAGAATCACTTGTCCTTTTGTAAACCCCCGTAAGCACGGGTGATGATCCAGTGTAAGTGATGCCGCCATAGCCAGGAGACCACGTTCCGCCCGTCTCGACCATATGCGTATCCGCGTATGCCGTTGTGGACACTTTGGTGCTGTTGTCATTCGCGCTCTGCGTCGTCGCGGTTGTAGCGGTGGGTAGCGCTGTGCAGTTCGCCTCCAAGAAACTCGTGTTAGATGTGCAGACTAGCCCGTTTGCCGCGGATGTGTTGGGACTCGTGGGGAGATAACTTCCGCCCCCAGTCGGTGCATCACCAGCTACTACTGACACTGTAGGCATGGCTGTTGTCACTGCGGTAAGCTGCCCGGCTGCATTGTAGGTGACAACCGGGATAGAGGTCGCGCTGCCAATCGGTCCCGCCGCAGTTATCACTCCACCCGTTGGTACCGTGCTTGACGTTGTCCCAGTGGGTATCTGCGCAATGGGTATCGTGCCGCTGTTGATCTCAGAACCAGCGATGCTCTTATTGGTGAGCGTCTGAGTCTGCGTAAGCTCCACAACCGTGTCAGTCGCTGCTGGGAATGTAGGCGTCGCCGTGCCTGTCGTGGTGAGGTTGAGGGTATACGCTCCGGTGGTTTGAAGCGTCGATCCTTGAGCCAAAGTAAGCGTTGCGCTCGTAGCAGGGGCGGTTACCGCAACCTTGTTGACGCTCGTGGCCGTAGCCACTCCGAGGGTTGGAGTCGTGAACGATGGCGATGCGAGAGGCGCGAGAGATGACAGGAGAGTACCGCTGTCGGCAATCTGGCCGCCTGTTCCGCTTGCGGTCATTACATCGCCGCTGACTGATGTAGTCGGGCCTGTCGTGATACCGGCTCCAGCCCCTGCCAGCGCCTTGCTGCTCGTAATCGCTCCCGCGCTCCCTGCGATTGCGGCTCCTCCAGCGCTCATTCCTGAGATAGCCGATGTCGTCGTGGAGTTTGCGGCTGCGCTCACGGATAAAGTGTTTGCATCTACAGCCGTTGGAGCTATGGCGGAGCCACTGGGTTGCCAGACAGGGATAAACGTGTGGCCGCTAGTTGTGGGACTGGCGATAAACGTAGTCGTAGACGCTGCGCTCTGATATGGAAGACTCCCCACAGCGCCGCCCGCTAAATTAGCCGTAGAAGTAGCGGTGCCACATGGAGAGCCTGTATTTGCGAATGTCCCCGTACTGTCAATTTGGAGACAGTTATACCCCGATGATGCTTTTAGAGAATTGATATTTATGCTGCCCCCTATAAACGTCGCTCCCCCTGACGGCTGGATGAAAAGGGTGCTTACCGCCCCTCCTCCCGCAGACGAGTATGCCTGGAGCCCGTTAACAGAAAGCATATTAGAGGCAACTGTGGGATAAGTTGCGGGGCTAGCTGACGCTACGAAACTCCCCCCTGCATTCTGCCCTGAGTTACTGAATGAACCAGTACCAGAAAAAGTAATACCTTTATTCGCAGCCAGCGTCAGCCCTTGAGAGTTAAAAGTAGCAATGTTGGTTCCGACAGGGTTTATCGCAATGTTTGTATTGGTTGACTGGAGCGTTAGCGTAGCTGCTCCCGTCGCCAGAATTTCAGCGGCGGTATTGTCAATCATTGAGATCACCCCGTTGGTAATCTGCAAATTTGGATTGGGAGTGAGATGCCCGGCGCTATCCAGAGTCAAAAAACCGCCGCCAGGGAACACGACACCATTAAAAGCGGTTCCAGAAAACGTCGCAGTGCTACCAAATTGTGTGGGGCTGCCGAGATAATTTCCTGTATTGCCTGCATCGTAGATTGAGAATCCCGGGTTGGTCCAGCTATCAATTTGTATGCCATGATGGTTAGCCACGGAACCTGATCCAGACCAATCATAAATATGTACATCATCTAATTCCGTGACTGCTGCGTTGATAACGTTCTGACTATCCATTCCGTAGATCGCACTGGCAGGAGCGTTGATTGTAAGTGACGCCTGAAAAGACAGCGCGTGGTTCATCACTCCGCCGCCGCTGGCGTTGATATTAGATCGCCCATCGTGCGCAGCGTAGCCGCAACTGCCGCCTGTACAAGTGAAGCTACTCTCCGCCTGAATGTCGTCGAAAAAAAGATTGGCTCCACTAACAGTTCTTGACGAGATGATATTCCCGTAAAACGGGGTTGAGCCCTGGCCGACTACGAGCATCGGAGTTATTACACTCGTTGCGGCGGCTTGACCATAGAACGCAGTTGCAGCCGCGACGGTGCCTGAGACGTTGAGGCTGCCATTGATCGTGCCGCCCGTTGTGGAAAGGTTTTGTACCCATCCAGAGGTTGTGCATTTGTACTCGACATTGTTCGTCGTGTCCTGGTAAGACTCGCCCCACTGTGCTCCGTAGGGGTAAACGGTAAAGTTCCCATTCTGTGTGCATGTGATGGTCGGGGCGCCTGCTCCACTCAGGAGATTCCATGCAATCTGGTAAGTCGGGTCGATCTGCGTCTGAGCAAAGCATGTGATAGTTGACAAGATCAGGAAAAGAAAGAGCGCAATTCGTTTCATGCGGAAGTCTCCTTGTAGACTAGCTTGTTGGCTGGTTTTTTGTGCCCATAACGATTGTGAGGTTGATGCCTATGCAGTTCGCCCATTGTCCCGCTGTGAGCAAGAAACTGCCATCCGAAGTTGGAGTGAGTGGTGTGCCGCCGATGTTCGCAGCCAGTGTCAGTTGCATGTCGTAGACGCCCAAGACGCTCAGAGCCGATTGCCACTGACTCAGGACTATATCCTGTTCAATGTTTGCAGCGAGTGTCAGAGCAAGATTCTGAGCAGCCGCAGTGATACCCGCAGCGATGGTTGCGTAGTTCACGTTTGCGTAAAGCGTGATCGCGCCGGTAACCGTGTAGTCAACTTCCGTCACAGCGGAAACGAGCACCGTGTCGCAAAGTGGGCGCACCGTCTGCGCACTGAGGGCTGATTGAACGGCTGAAAGCAGAGTACCGGAGGCGATACCCGCACTGTTTGGGGATGTGGACGGCTGCGTTACTGGTCCTGTCAGGACGTAGACCTGCACCGTGCCCGGCGTTGTCGGCTGCGTCGGGACTTGCACATCGACGATGGCCGAACTCACGTCAAGCGCCAGTGATCGGTACTGGCCCGACGGCCCCGCTGTAGTGAGATTGTTCGGCGCCGCTTGGATGCGCGCGCGGTAGTGGTTGTCTCCATCGGTTGTTCCGGCTGGCTCTCCGTTGCTTCCATTGGCCGTTGTGGCAATGTTTGTGACGCTGGCCACGAGCGGGAATGAACCCAACAGGACGCTCACCTGCCCTGCAATGTAGCCGTTACCGCTGAGGCCCGCCGTGGTGCATTGGACTCCCACCGTGCCCACCGTCTGTCCGGCGGCAATCACAAGATCAGCGACCGTGGAGAAGATGTTGAGACCGTCTTGAGTCCCGATCTGCGTACCAGCGGGGATCGTCGTTGGCGTGAGTTGCGCCGCAGTGAGCGCGAACTGTTCGGTCGTCGTAGCAGGCTGCGCGGGGAGCCTAGTGCAGTCCAGATACTCGCCAAGGTAGTCCAGCATCGGGTATGCGGCGAACGCGAGCAAGTTCTGAAGGCCGCAATACTGAATCGCGTTCCTGTCCAGAATCTCTCGGTAGGCGTAGAGGTTGATAAGCAACTGCTCGACCTGGGCCGGGTAGAGGGTTCTGCGGGTCGCAGTCTCGAAGGCGGTCACCATGCTGTTCAGGACGCTGGTCGGGTCGAGTCCATCCGCGTCATTGACAAACGATGGTGTAGGCAGGTCTACAGGGACCGTCTGAGGGGTGCCGGTGGCCGGCGGGAACGAGTTCGCGGGAACGATCACCGGCATATCAGGACACTCCTCCGACTTTAATAACCGTCGTCTGCGTTAGGTTTCCAAGAACGCTGTTCGCCTGGTTTATCAATCCAAGATTGGGCTGCCAAGTGATCGATACGGCCAACTGCCCGATGTTGGTTGTGCTGGCGACCACATCGACACTCTCAAGGGTGATGCGCGGTTCCCAATCGGCAATGGCCGCAGAAACGGCACCGATGATGGCCGGTATTGCTGCGGTGAGCGGGCGGTCAAGGAACTGTGTCAAGTCGCATCCGAAGGTCGGGCGGAAAGGATCTTCGCCGGGGATGGTACTGAAGATGATCTGCAAGGTCTGGTGAACGTCGCCGAGGGCTTGACAGACTTTTCCGAGTCCTGATCCTGGTCCGCCTCCCGCCGTCGAGTCAAGCATCAGCTCCCAGCTCGATGACTGGATATTGGTGAGGGTCGCATATGGGAAAGTCGTTGCCATTTAGTTTGACACCTTCGTCAGGACACTTTCAATCATGCTTGCCGTCCAAGGCACAGTTGGTGGCGCACCATTGGACGGATGTACATGCGCGTTGAACGCTATCACCAGTTTACTCACCAGCGCTAAAGCATCCACCGCCGCACCGCCGTTGGTAAACGAAATGCTATTTGCAGCCGTAACCAAAACATTGCCGCTTGAATCCAGTTCAATTTTTCCTCCCGATGGTTGGCTTATAGCCATCTGGCCCCCGGCTCCGAGCGTTACTACAAGCTGGTGGTTTGACGTGTTGTAGTGAATGATCGTCCCATCGGCGAATTGCGTATAGCGATCGGCAGGTGTGAGTCCTGCTGGCGCCGAGTCCACCGTTGACGGGACTCCGCCAGTCACGATACCGTTTTCGTCCCACTCGTCCATGACCACGGATACCTGCTCGCCGAGGTCTGGCTGCCAGAAGTCTTTGTCGTTCATCGTCTTCATGACCTGGACCGGCAACCACCATGAGAGCACATTCCCTTGATCGGGGAACTGCACGCGCACTCGGTATGGCGGCACAGACTCGATCTGCGCGACGATGCCCGTCCTGTAAGGCGGGTGGAACTGCTCCGTGTATGGTCCGCGTACTAAGTCTGGCATCTATTCTCCGTAGTCGTCCGAGGCGGACTGTGTGGCCGCTCCGGTTATCGTGGTCCTGAGTTCCAATGAAGTCTTGTAGCCGTTCCGGTCCACCCTATGCTTGCCCTCGTTGATGATCCATTTTATCGAATCGAGCGCGGTGCCAAAGCCGCTCAGCATGACCGGATTGCCGGCCCGGTAGACCATCGACCCTGGAATGATAACCTCCCCCTTCAGGACGTGCATATTCGCCGCGTGGAGATGAGCTTGTGCGCGTAGAGTGGCCTGCTGTGCGTTCTCTATCCGCTCTCGGACTAGTAGAGTGTCCTGAAGACTCAAGTCAGTGCTCTGAGCCGTTGTAGTGGCCGCGTTGGCCGTTGCTTGGAGCAACTTCTTCGAGTGCGGGTCAAAGTACATCACCACGGCTTTCTTGTATGTCTTGTCACCGTGGTGCTGCTGGTGAATCCTGAATCGCGTGTTGTCGGTCTTGTAGATGTACTGCGCATTCTTGTCTTTGAGGTCCGTGATTTTCTTCGCATCCAACTTCGGGCGGCTGTAGAAGACGAGTTGATCGCCGCGGATGGTGAACTCGTAATTTTGCCCGTTGGCAAGCCTATGCAGAAATGCAAGGTCACTCTCTAGGCGTTGGGTTATATGCTGATAAGGAACATCGGGATTCACCGCGTCAATTGACACGCTCATCCCATACTTCGCGGCGATGCTCTTAGCTATCGATGTAAGAGTCTGGCCTTCATAGGGCTGCGAATATGAGGTCCTGATGGCATGAGTCACCCCGGCCTGGATTGCCCGGATCAGGAACGTGTCTGGCGGTCCCTCTGCTTCCCACTCATCCACTTCGAAGTTCCCACAGGACACGAGAGATTGGCCTTGATAACCGATTGACAAGCTGAGTGCGGTCCCGATGACTGGAGGGCTGTTCGCCCACGCGCGCGCCGAATCCTCGACTTGAATCTCCAGCACGTTGGCCTTGCCACCCACAGCTTCGTCGTAGTGGATGTGCTGGGAATGGGTGAGCAGGTTGCCGGCGACTTGGGTTCCGCCGTACATGATCTGCCACGCCGGGATTTGTACGGATGCGCTCAATCTTCCTGCTCCGCGTCCCAATCAGGTATCTCGACCGTCTGCCCGGCCAGTTTATGCGTGCTGTCACCGAGAAACTGAATCTTCCCGTCGGTAACGAACGAATGGCAGTATCCCACGCAGTTGATTGATGGCGTAAAGGTGGGACTATCCACACTTCCGTTCCATCCCCAAGTTGCATTGCATGAGTTTCGGCGCCCATTCACTGAAACGGCGTGCGTGTTAAGGCACCCGGGGCAAAAGAACCCGTAGTAATCCTCTGCGATCTTGTGCAACTTTGCCATTTATCAACCCCACGGTGTGCTGCTGGTTGTGCTGGTCGCTGGCGTAATCAGCGGGACAAATATCTGAACACCCTGCGCCACGTAGTCGCCAATTGGAAGGCCGGGATTGTTCTGAATCAGCGGTTCAACCTGCGTA